GGTAGGTTTCTTTTAATTCAGAAAAGATAAAACACTTAGAAAATGAAATACGAAATATTAGAGATTGGAGAACACAAAATGGAAGTTAGATTTGGTTTTAACGCTTTGCGAAAGTATAGTTTAATGACTGGATCAACAATGAAAGACTTAAACAAATTAGGATCAGGAGAAATAACTTTCAACGATGCTTTTAGTTTAATCTATTGCGGAATTGAAGATGGTTACAGGTCGGCAAAAAAACCATTTCATTACTCATTAGATGACATTACTGATATGTTTGACGGAAACATGGATTGCATGGAAAAACTTTTTGAGATATTAGGCAGAGCAATGGGAGGAACTGATGAAAAAAAGATGAAGGCCAAGAAAGCAAAGAGGAAGAGCTAACTTGGCCAAAACTTGAGAGAATTGCTTTTGGACAGTTGGGAATGAAAGTGGATGATTTTTATGATATGTTGCCAAGAGAGTTCTGGAATAAAGTTGAGGGGTTTCATGAGTTGGAGAATATGAGGCAAAGAAGCGACTGGGAGAGGACCAGATGGAGCACCTGTCTATTGTTGAACATACAACTCCCAAAAAACAAAAGTATTAAGCCAAAGGACTTAATTAAGTTTGAATGGGAAACTGATAATAAAATAGATTTTGAAGAATTAAAAATGAAAGCGGAACTATATAAAAATAAAATAGAAAATGGCAAGTAAGGCAATTGGTTTTTTAAATTTCAAATTTGGGGCAGACCTTAAACCATTTGAAAGAGCTATGAACAAAGCTCAGAAGAAACTTAAAAAATTTGGAAAGGGAGTTGAGCGAACTGGTAAAAGTTTAACAACAGGATTAACTCTTCCAATTGTTGCTTTGGGTGCTGCATCATTAAAAACATTTGCAGATTTTGAACAGGGAATGCTTAAGGTAAAAGCAATTTCTGGAGCAACAGATGTAGAATTTAAAGCTTTAACAGAGTCAGCAAAGGAACTTGGATCAACTACAATGTTTACTGCTTCACAAGTTGCAGAATTACAATTAAATCTTTCTAAATTAGGATTAACTCCAACACAAATAAATCAATCAACAGAATCAATTTTAAATTTAGCACAGGCAACTGATTCAGATTTGGGACAAGCGGCAACAGTTACTGCAAAAATAATGAACGCTTTTGGAATGGAAGCAACTGATATGACCAGAATAACTGACGTTATGTCAGATTCTTTTAGCTCTACTGCTTTAGACATGACTAAATTTGAAACTGCAATGGCTTCTGTTGCTCCAGTTGCAAAAATGGCTGGATCTGATTTAGAACAAACCTCAGCAATTCTAGGGGTTTTAGTCAATAATGGAGTTGAAGCTTCAACAGCGGGAACAGCTTTAAGAAACATATTTTTAGACTTAGCAAAAAGCGGAAAAACTTGGGATCAAGCAATGGGAGAAATAAATTCCTCAGTAAATCCTTTGGCTGTTTCACTGGATATGTTCGGTAAAAGAGGGGCAAATGTTGCAACAATTCTTGCGCAAAGTGGGGTTGAAATTCAATCATTAACAGAAGATTTTAGAGATTCAGCTGGGGAAGCTCAAGCAATGGCAGACATAATGGATTCTGGTGTTGCTGGATCTATTAGAAAAATGCGTTCACAATTAGAGGGTGCTGCAATAGAGCTTGGAGAAAAACTAATTCCAATTTTTGAAATTGTAATAAACAAGATTTCTAAAATGGTAAAATGGTTTACGAGTTTAACAGATGAACAACAAAAAAGTATTGTTTTTTGGGGATCAATAGTTGCGGCAATTGGTCCTGTTTTAATAATATTTGGAAAAATATCTTTGGGATTATCATCTGCAGCTGTTGCTGTTAAATATTTAGGACTTGTATTTTCTGGACTTTATAAAATAATGTTAGCAAATCCATTTTTAGCAATTGGAGCGTTAATTGCTGGAGTAGTTTTAAAATTAACATACTTTTCAAACGCTGCAATAAAAGCAAGAGAATCACAAGAAAAATTAAATGCGGCTATTGCAGATAGATCATCCGAAAAATTAAGTAAAAATGATATTTTTGAAAAGGTTAAACTTTGGGAAACATTAACAAAAACACAAAAATTAAATTTATTAGAACAGGCTAAAGCTCACAAAATAACATTAGAAAATAGTAAACTACAAATAAATCAACAGGGACTTCATAACGAAAAAATTTTAGATTTAAAAAATCAAATTAAATCATATAGGGAATTAGCTAAAACAAAATCATCTGATCCTTTGGAATTAGCTCAAATCGCAAGCGCTCCAAATATGATAATTAGTTTACGAAAACAACTTGCGTCTCTACAAAAACAAATGAGTGGAGGAAAGACCATAAAGGGTTTTAATATGGATATTGATCAAATGAACTCTTTAATTGATGATTTAACAACCAAGATAAACGGAAGTAAAGACCCATTACAAGATATTGATGAAATTATTAAAAATTTAAATAAAACATTTGAAGGAAACAATAATGAACTTGAGAAAACAACAAAAAGTTTTGAAAATTTTCAAAGTTCTATTCAGGAAACTGCTATAGTTTGGGACACTTACGCTAATTCAATGAGTAATGCGGAAGATCAGTTTGAGGGAATAGTTTTTTGGCAAACTGAATTAACTGACTATCAAAAGCTTCTTAATGCTGGGATTGGAATGTTTGGGGATGTTTTAACAAGTTCATTAGATTCTGCTTTAAATTCTCAGGAAAATTTCTTTGATGTATTTATTAAAAACATAAAAAAAGCAATAACAAGTTTATTAATTCAATTAGCTGTTATGAGTTTAATAAATATGATGATGGGAGGAGGAGCTGCAGCTTTTAGTATTGCATCATTAAAAACAAATCTAGGATCATTGATGGGTGTAACTTCTGGTGTAACTCCTTTTGCTGAGGGTGGTTTAGTAACAGGACCAACAACAGCTCTTATTGGAGAGGGGGTTGGAACGAATGCTGGAAATCCAGAGGTAGTTGCACCATTAGACAAATTAAAATCAATGATGGGAGGAAATAATTCTAATATAACAGTAACTGGAAAATTAATTGGATCAGACATATTTTTAAGTAATCAGAATGCATCAAATAACAGGTTAAGAACTACATAATTATGGCAAGAACTCCCTATGGACTTTCAAAATATGCAACAGCTACTGTTAAATCTTTAAATGGTAGTGAATACATAGCTTCAATATGGTGGACTGGAACTGGAGCTGCTAAAGTTTGGACTTTAAGCTCTAACGGAATGAATCTAAATTGGGAATCAGAAAAAATTCAAGATAAAAATTCTCCAATATTAGCTTCAAAATTAACTATGGAGGTAATGGTTGAAGATTTAGATCAGCAATTATTTTTGCAAAATATGAGAAACAATTTGCAAGAGAAAGATGTTTGGGTAGTTTTGGAAACAGCTGCTGGGGATTTGTTATGGACTGGTTATTTTATTTTAGATTTAGAATCAAAAGAAGATGTTTCTTTTCCTTATGTTACTTCATTAGTTGCAATTGATGGAATTGCAACATTAAAAGAAGTTCCTTTTTTAAGAGAAACAAATTCAGAAACTTCAGCTGTTCCAACTTTTCCTTATTCTTATGAAGATACTTATGCCAACGCTGGTTTTAGAAAATTAATTGGAAGTTCAACATCTTGGTTAACTTTATTGTTAAACAATACTGGAATGCTTTTAGCTACAGATTCAACAACAGGAACTTTACTAAATTACACAATTCAAACATCAATTAATTGGTGGAATGAAGATATGAATGTTGGACCTCAGTTGGAATACTGCCCATTTTCACAAATGAGAATAAATTTAAAAAATCTTTACACAACCGATTCAACTAATAAATATATTCCTCCGAGCACTTACGATGTTATTAAAATGATTTGCAAAAATTTTAATTGTAGATTCTACTATTGGAGGGGAGTTTTTTATTTTGTGCAAATTTCAGAATTTATAACAGATGAACAAGATGTTTCTCCTTACAATAATCCAATTAACATTCCAACAAGAGAATTTTTTTATAATGGAAGCAGTAGACTAGAACAAAATTTTTTGGGAGAAACTAATTATGGAGCTTATTATCAAAAAATAGAATCAGCAACATCTTCTGCAGGATTACAAAAAATAGCGGGATCAATTTATCAAGGAATACCCGCTATTAAAAGAACTAATACTGTTTATGCTGAGTTGGCTGGAGCAAATCTTTTTAATGGTTATCCGTTATTTTTAACTCGTAATACAGTTACAGGATTAGATACTACATGGCCAACAGATAATGCTTCTCATGCAATAACACAATTTTCTCAAACTGGACAAAGTTATAATATTATGACTTTAACGGATGCGGATCAATTAGCTGGTTTTATTTGTAGAATTTTTTGTGATTTTACAAATACAACAGATACAGATTTAAGACTTGAAGCACTTTGGACACTGAGAGCAAAACCTTCTGGATCTTCATGGAATGCATCTGATAATTATACAGCTTATAAATATACTAATGGAAATTTTGCAGAAATTAGATGGAAGTTAAATGAGTTCCCATTGTTAAATAATCAGGAATACATAAGAACATATTTAATGATCCCCGCAAACAGCGTAAATTCTACTCAAACAATTTTCAACAGTTCAACTAATAGTATAACAGAAGCTTCGGATAATTTATTTCCAACAAATGCTGCTTTTATAGGGGATTGGGATTTTCAATTTATACTTTTACAGAATATGACAATAATGCAACTTATCCAATGAATGCAACAGTTCAAGGAAACTCTACTTATTCTCATGGTAGAATAATTCAAAATAATGGATTAAG